CCACATAGGCACATAGTTTCCCCACATAGAACACATAGTTTTTAGAGTACTCTACGCTATGTGTTCTATGTATAAAGGGCAAAACCAAATGTACACTCTTATATTTTTGCCCGAAAACGGTTAAATGACTGAAAAACAATGATTTATGTGTATTGAGTGCGGCGGCGACGGTAGCAAAAGTGATTGGATTATGAGGGATATGTACCGGCCATTTAAAGGCTATAAAAGGCTAAAAACGGGGTTTTATGTGCCTTTAGAGGGCATATAATGCTAAAAGCACAGAAAGACGAAAAATGAAAATGTAACCGAAACGTGTACTTTTGGAATAGGCGTTTAAATGTGGTACTTAGATGTGGTACTTTTCAGGTGCCACATTTTTTTGCACTTTTGGTTTTGATACAAGATGTTTTATCTTTGTGTTGTACTAAATCAAAGGGCATGAAAATCGACGTAAAATCTATCAAATTAAATATCACTGACAGTACCGCCATAATGGTGTTAAGTGTAAATGGTGAAGAAGATCAAAAATGTACAGTCAAGGTCATAAACCTTGATGCTGTAATCGAAAAGAAAGTAAATAAAATTATGAGCCAAGCATTGGCTGAGATAAATGCAACTTGTTAAAATTTCTCCTATGATAAAGGTTACAATTGATCAGTGGCTACCGGCTAAAAACTGGCAAGGCCAAGACACTCGAAAGGCTGTTCGCACCTTGCGAATTTTTGGAATACCCGTATATGTGCGGGAATTTCTGGTGCCTGTCGAAATGGCGAGCGAAAACCTGGAAGACCTTACCCGTTCTTATTTAATTCGGTTTTGATCTTTTCGGATTCGGCACGCAGGTCTTTAATGACACTCCAGGAGGGAAGGCTGACACCCTTCCCTTTTTGATTGGCCTCGATTTCGAGCAGTTTTTTGTAGATGACAAAAAGCATTGCTTCAATGTTTTGTTTATCCTGATTGTCCATTGTGCTTAGGTATTAGATTGAGAAATATATAAACAAAAAGTTTCAATAAGTGCGCATACCGTTTACATTTGTCGTCCCTGACTCATCTACCGCTTACTCTCATGGACGACCGCTTACTCAAACAAAAGGCCAGAACCTTAATCTTCCAAAGGGAGCGCCTGCTTGCCCTCGCCCTGACCGAAAGGGTCGCGTATGCCAAGGATTTCCATAAAATCACTATCAGGGAGTCGCTTAACCGCTCTAATGTAAGCCCTGGCGGCGTATGATAAATTCTCCAGGCTTTCTGCCTCTGGAAACTCCACCATTACCTGTGCGCAAATAAATTTAGCCAGATAAGTCATCTGGGTATCGAAATCCGAGCCTTCCTGGCCTTTAACCAGGTTGTATAATGCCTCTATTTGATCTTCCGTTGGCTCGTTTTGTGCAGTGAATTCTGTAGATATTCCCAATATCATCTCCCCTTGGCCTGTAAGTACCCATAGTGGACTTATAGATTTGGCTGATAAAAGCCTCTCCAAGTGCTCTATTCGTAGGTTTCCTTTCCCATCTTCTCGCAGTATGTGGCCATAATAAGACTGGTCAATGCCCATTAATTGGGCCATTTGAGTCTTTGTCAGACCCAAATAGGCTCTTACAACCTCTATCCTGTTTGTTTTTGTACCCAATTTTTGGTATTTTATGAGATATTCTACAAAAATATTAGCCAAGGTATTGCAGGTATGAGAATATCACATACTTTTGCCCAAGCAATTAGATAAAGTAAACGACAAAGCGATGCACAAAAGTAATGATGCTAACGAAACAAGGAATGAATTGTACAAAAAATTCCAAGAGACACGCGGTGCGATCACCGCATTCTGTCGGGAGAGGCAGATTACGGATGAATGGATGCGGCTCGTGTTCAAAGGTCAATATGAAGACCTTGATCTACTTATCGCTGCGGCAGACTTCCTGAAAAAGTTCAAGGACGATAAAACCAAAGAGCGTACTACCAAGGAAAGCATACTGCGCAATAAGGTCACGGAAATATCAATGGCTTAGATAGTCGGGCGGCCCGCCACGGAATATCTAAAAATTAACGATCCGTATGAAAAGTGAACCCAACTTCAGTCCAATCGGCCCCAACGATATCATTTACGAGCGGGAGCGCTCAGGCGCTCAGACTTACTGGATCAGCGAAGATTACATTTTAAGGGCGCTGCAAGGAATTACTGAACTTCATCTCCGTACAACAGCCCGGAAAAACTATGCAGCATCTGTATCCGACTCTAAGCGCAAAAAAGACATACTTCCAGACACGGGCAAAGCCTGGCGTTTTGCCCGGATCAAAGGACGCTTCTACTACGCCTACGCCAACATCCCGGACGCTGCGCCAACGCGATACAAAAGCCGGTTGCAGTCCCCTGAAACGCTGTTGGAAATGGCACAAAAAGCGGTCAAAAGTGACCGTTTGAAGGAACTTGAAATGTTGGTTAAAGATCGGCTGAGCGCTGCGGAAGTGGACTACTGGCAGTATTACCTGGGCTACAACGCTGATCAGATGCAGCGCCTTGCACGGGCCAGCGCAGCGCTCGATCTCTGTATAGAAATAGGCCGGGAACGGGACGCGGTCGGTGGTAAATCCATGTGGTGGTTTAAGGATTTCGGGACGGTGCTGGAACGGCTGGACATTATGTACCTGCCTACAAACTGGCGCAGACTGAAGGAAAAAGCCGACATGCTGCTGAGCGGAAAAGCGGCCCACGAAGTGGTGGCATTGCCCAGGAGTGGCAACCAGAATGCCCGCAAATTCGACGATACGGAACTGGAGTCCTGGGTGATACAGATGCGCGGTATGCCGCAAAACTTTACCTCGGCCTACATCACCAGGAAGGTGCAGCAGATGTGCGATCTGACGGGAAAAAACGTGCCTTCGGACTCATGGCTTGCAGGACTCCTGGCGGCCCCGGCTACCAAGTTCCTGACCTCGGCAGGCCGCTACGGCGAACGCGGACGGCTCGGCCAGGTGTACAAAGGATACACGCCGGTGCGCTCGGCCATCTTCGCTGGCGACTGCTGGCAGGCGGACGGCACCAGGGTAAACTTTCTGCCCTGGAAGGATGAAAACGGGAGGGAAGAGTTCCTGTACATCGTAGTGATCCGGGACGTGCATAGCGGCGCTGTACTGGGTGCCAGTTTCGGAAAAGAGAACCGCTGGGCTTACCTGAATGCGCTGGGAATGGCCGTCAACCTGACCGGGTACCTGCCTTACGAGATCGCCCTGGACAGGTTTCCGGGACATAACACGGACGAGTGGAGGACGGTGGAAAACAGGATCAAAGCAGTGGGTACAAAGATTTCGTACAAGCACACGGCCACCGGAAAAGCGCAACTGGAACGCTGGTTTGAAACCCTGCAAAGTGTGTTTTTCCAGAGTTCGCCTTACTACTATGGCGAGGGGATACAGAGCAAACGCCCCGCAGCGCACCGTAGCGCAGAGTACCTGAAGGACACAAAAAAGGTAGCGAAGCGGGAAGGTTGGGGATTCGATACGGCAGTGCGGGAAGCGCTGCGATGCATATCGGAATACAACGAAACGGCGCTGAACACATACAGCCGGAAACACAACAGCATAGCACAATCGCCCATACAACTACACGACGGCAGCGAGAAGCCGCATGTGAAAACCATAGCAGACTGGCAGCGGGCGATGGTATTCGGGCTGATGAAGCGGGTGACCATCAGGAACCAGATGATCCGGACGGAGATACAGCGCTCGGAGTACCTGTACCAGGTGAATGACTACGATATTTTGAAACACCACAGGACGGTATTGCTGGCTTACCAGTTCGAGGATTTGACGCGGGTATTCCTTTTTGAAGACGGCGACGAAAACGCAACCAACCCCAAATGCCTGGGCGCTGTGGAGATGCTGGAACGGGTGCAGGTATTCGGCCCGGATGCGGATATGAAAGCCCTGGGCCGCGACAACAAGCGCCTGAATGACATCAATAAACGCCGAAAAGAGGACTTGGATAACATCAGAAACGCGGGCAGCGAAATGCACCTGATGCTGGCCGGAATGGGCAGCAAAAGCGAAGCGGAGGAGGCTGAATCGCAGTACCTGGCTGAATCAATAGGAACGGAAACACCGCGCATACTGGCGCTGAACGATACGGCTGACGAGCAGCCACAAAGCACGAATGCAGAGATAGACGAGGTGGCATTTATGCTTTCGCAGATGTAGGGGTTCATAATTCACTGTCATAGTTGGATTGCCTGTGCCGGAGCGGTTTAACGGCCTTTGTCGAGGAGTGTTCGCGGGTTCGAATCCCGTCAGGCAAGCAACCTGGAAGAGGGGTTTTTTCATTGGAATGTTGGGTAGCATAAAGGTAATGCGCGGGGCTCATAACCCCGAGGACGAGGGTTCGACTCCCTTCCCAGCATCAACATCAAGTCATCTTTAAATCATCACATCATGAAAGTCATTTTCACACTCATCACGCTGCTTTGGTTTGCCGCTTTCGTGCCAGCACAATCGAGCACCGACATCACCCTGGGCGGCGTAGCCGTCAGGTATGGAACCGCCGAAAATATCACCGTAGGGACGCGCACGGTGTGGGCTACTTACCCGGACGCTGAATTCATCCTTTGCCGCCGCGACATGAAACTGCGGGTAACGGTAATAGACGACCTCGGCGAAAGTCAAGACCAAACCCTGGAGGCGCTTGTCAGCCAACTGGCGGACAATATCTACCGGGCCGATGTAGACGAAAACACCTGGGTGCAGGTGAACACATCGGATGGCACTACCTGCGTGTATCAGCACTGCGTTGCAAGGGTTTTTAAACCGAACTGTAAGTGATGCTGATCGCTTCGATTTTGGGAGTGCTGTATGTGTTCAGCCGAATGATCCCAGAGGACTAAAGAACGTCCGTCCATGCCCGGAAAAAATCGCCAGTAGGGTCAGCGAGAAAAGACATGACGAGAGCCTACCCACCAACACCACCATAAGCATAACCACCACCATATCATTATCCAGATCGAGGCTTTGAGTACAGCCGGTAAACAACTCCAGCCCGCTACGCTGCAAGTACGGTTAATCACCCCTCATTTTTTCATTTCCCGTAAACGTGAACAGTAGGAAAAATCTATATCTATGACACCGCAACAGAAGTCCGAAATTGTAACCCTGATAAGCCTTGAGAAAGAGCGCCTCGGCTCCAATGCCAAAGTGGCCCGCAAATGCGGAATTTCGGAAGGCACCATCTCGCAGATGGTCAATAATAACTGGACGCTCATAGCCGACAGCATGTGGCAAAAGGTGGCCACCGAACTGGGCTACCGCCCACAGGGCTGGCAGGTGGTGGAAACCCGCACGATGCGCAGCATGTGGGGAATCGTTCAGAATGCAAAGAATAACTCCATGTTCCTGGCGCTGACGGACGATGCCGGTTTTGGCAAGTCGACCGGCCTGAAAACATACGCCAGCCAGCACTATAACGAGTCGGTGTTCTATGTGGAATGCCGGGAATGGGCCAAGCGCGAATTTCTGATGAACCTGGCCAAACAGGTAGGCGCTGAGGTGAGCGACAGCGTGACGAATGACAGCCTGCTGCTGGCCATCTCTGCTTTCTTCAATGCCCGGCGCAACCAGCGCCCGCTGCTGATCCTGGATCAGGCCAACTCCCTGAAAGCAGCTGCGCTGCGTACCCTGATAACCCTGTTCAACCAATGCGAAGATGTGCTCGGCGTAGTAATAGCCGGAACGCCGCACCTGGAGAAAATGATGCTGGCCGATGCTCGGCGCGACCGCCCGGGAGGTAAGGAACTGCTGAGCCGCTTCGGACGCAAAATGATACGCCTGATGGCCGCCAATGAAAAGGACGTAGCGGCCATCTGCCAGGCCAACGGCGTGACAAGTGCCAACACAATCAAAAAGATTTTCCGGGAGTGCGAGCCGGTAAGCCGCATGGTAGGCCAGCACTCCGAAATGGTGGTGGAAGACCTGCGCCGGGTGAAACGCTGCGTACAACGCGAACTGCTCATGGCTGCCCAGGTGGCCGCAAGTGTGGAGCCGGTGGAGGAGGCAGCGGTATGATATTCAAAACTCAAAAAGGTAATTTAATGCCCTGTCAAGTAATCGGACTTCGTGGTTTCCATAAACACTTGTTCGTCTGGGCACATGGTGCTGTGCAGTTTTTAATCTATGAATATGAAACTGGATTACCTATTTCCAGTGGGAAGACTCTTGATGAAGCCGTTGAGAATTCAATTTATAGGCTTTTAAAAATAGGTGAGCATAACATCCCGAAATGGCTTGGGCCTTCAGATGTTCAAAACGACATCAAAGACTACGGATTTTCAAAACCTAAACCACTCACACCATGAGATACTACATGTACGTCATCGCTTACCGCTTTGCTCAGGCATTTTATGACGCGACTTTTTGGCTCCAAATGCAACTGGATAAACTGACCGCCAAACTCGACCCGACCGGAGAACACGAAGAACGGATGAACGGCCCCTGGCCCGAATAAATCAGAGCAGCAGGATACCGCCTGATTTTTTCACACAACACTCAATATACAAGTATGTCTACTAAAACCAGCCGCAACGCTGTACAACTGACACCGGAAGAAGCCGCCAGAGCAAAGGCTGCGCAACTGCTGCAACTCGAACTCCAGAAAGCGGAGATCGAGAAACAGGCTGCCACACTCAAAGAGGAACTGACGGCCTTCGTAAAGGAAACCGGCACGACCGAACTGGGAGCCTATAACGTGACCATCGGTGAGCAGAAACCGAAGATCGTCCTGGACGACCTGACGGACAATGCCAAAAAACGGATCATCGAACAATTGATGACGGAACTGCCCGACTTCAAAAAGGAACCGAAGGCGGAACTGGACTGGGAGAAAATGTACTACGCCCTTTCGGTGAACCCGACCGTAGCCAATGCGCTGAAGGTGCGCCGACTGGAATTCCAGTTGGTGACTTCCTACACTTTCCGCAAGGCGAAGTAAGAACATTCAAAACGGCGGTGGCCACTATGCAATGTGGCCACCGCTTAAACCAGGGCTAAAGGATGATTAAAGTGATCTGTAAACTATGCCGGGAGGATACCGCGAAGCCCGGATTCAAGTGCGCGGCCAAAATTTGCCCCTACGATCAGTTTGAATACATCACCACCATAGCAGCCCCCATCACCATCAAAAGAGAAACCTCGGGCTGCAAGGCCCCGCGTGACAAACAGAAACAACCAACCGCATCACCGTCATGAAAGAAAAATTTATAGTCACTTTTAAGGGAACGCAGCGCCAGGTTCCGATCCGGACGCACTACGAAGACGGCCTGCTGGAGCAAGTCATCTTTATGGATGCGGAGACACCACCGCCTGCTCGGGAGTGGTGCCTGGCCCGGATACCGGCCCAGGTGGAACAACTCGAAAACATTGGTACCATCGCCTTGATAGAACCGGAACCGGCTGACCTTTCCTTCAATGCCTTCTGGGAAGCATACGGCAACAAACAGAATAAAGACCGCACGTACCGATTCTGGACGGCGCTCACCAACGACGAGCGCATAGCAGCCCTCCGGGCCATACCGAAATACAACCGCTACCTGACATACAAGCCGAATATAGAACGCAAGTACCCCGACACCTGGCTCAAAAACCGCTGCTGGACAGATGAATACCACATCAAACACTAACCCGGAACTCCACTTCGAGTTCACGCTTTTGCGGATCAATACGAATGTGCAAATGGCTTTCGAGCGTGACGTGCAGCGAAGGATTCCGGGCCTGCTGATCCAAAGGGTATCCACCAGGCAAAAGGAAGTGCTCTACAAAGCATCCGGTTTCGGCCCTCGCCCTTTTGTGCTGCTGGGAATAGCCATACAAGTTTTTAACGATCAATACGAATCCAAAAATGAAACAAGCAACGGGCAACTCGAAGAAGCGCCAACTGGTAGCGACCATGCTCATAGAGCGCGGGCTGATGACACAAAAGGAAGCGATACTGAGCCAGTACGGAGTGGATCGGATCAGGGACTTGACAACCCAGCAACTGGATAGCCTGATAGACGGCCTCAAGTTGATAGCCATACCCGCCCAGGCTGCCCGGCCCGATGTGGCTCCGGAGATCAGGAAAGCGCGGTCGTTAGTGCTCAGCCTGCTGGATGACCTTGGTGTAAAAGCCAAGTCTGGCAACTGGCAGCCGGTGAATGACTACCTGATGCAGCCGAGAATAGCCGGTAAACGGCTGGATAAAATGACGGAACAGGAACTAAAAGCATGTGCAACAAGGCTCCGGATGGTGGCAAAGAAACAGGCCAAATCCATAGACGAGGATAACCGGAAAGCGCGATTCAACTAAACCATTATTCAATAATTCAAAATACATCCTATGGAATTTCCAATTGAGATTTCGCGCTTTCCTGGCATTGGCAAACCAACACAGGTACGCGACGGACGGGCGGCCCCAAGAATAATTCGTCGTAGCCGCCTGATCTGGTCTTCCAACAGCATGGGGACTTACATCAAAAAAGTATATGGCCCCATAGGCGTACAGGCCGAAAAACAGGGCAAAGCGGCTGACTGGGCAGTGCGGCGGTAAAACATACATGTAGCGCCGCGACGAGGAGGGGAGGTTGGTTGGACAAATCTTGTCCAAAATAAGTCGCGGGCTGGTTGTCGATGGTGCCGAAAGGGGCATTTTTCCCTGGAGTGAACTGGCTGCATGGGGGTTCGAGTCCCTCCTTCGACACAAACAAAACCCATCATCAACATGACACAAGAAGATTTAAAAAAAGCCCAAAACCTGATGGATGAAATCAGGGATCACCAGTCTGTACTGGATTATTTAAACAGATTCAAATCCGACATCGATGATCCAATTGAATTCGTGGTCAACTACTTAAAAGAGTGCAGAAACGTAGGCAATACCAGCCTACGCAAATCCTTGGCACTTGGCTTTTTGGAAGACTCCAAGACGTTCCTGACCACGAGCATTAAAATGAAGCAAGAGGAATTCAACGCACTTTAAATTCCATTTATCATTATGAACCTCTACATCTGTTACCACTGGAACGTGGTGGCGAAAATCAAAGGCCGCCGCCGCATCGTTCGCAACAATACCTACCGGGTATTGAGCACGGATAAAGAAGATGGAGTACAGTTCGCTACCAAACTGCTGCTCAAGAAAAAAAAGCACTTCCTGCTGGAGATCGTCAGCATCACAGCGGTAGGCATCGCCTTCGCTTTCGACATGGACAAGATTGAGGTGGAGTGTTTTGAACGCGAAGATTTGGACGCGATGTGGCTGACAGATAAGAATAACCCAAACCGTAGTTGAGCATGGAAGTCTTTCTCAAACACTGGGAAACCCAGGGCTTCACGGTTTCAGAAAGAAGCGCATGGCCAGGGGAATACGAACTATCTAAAAAGGGCTTTCATACGGTATATGCAATGTTGGTAAATGGCTTTGTGTGCGTGTTTTTTGAGGATGGCAGGTTGATGGGGAAGGTCAGGAACCAAGGGACTCATTTTTAATTTAAAAGATACCATGCCTCACATTATCATCCAAACCCATCCGGTCGGCCACGTGATCGACATACAGGGCACCCAGGAAGAGGTGACCACCCTGCTGGCGCTGGCCATACTCGGCAGCGAGCGCCTGAAAAGTGTGATACTGGACGCGCTTGATGCGCAGGCATACCTCATAGAAAGAGGATGTAAAGCCCTGCCGGTGGAAGGCAAGATGGTGGATATTGATAACGCTGACATAATAAACTGAATATGAGATACACAGGCAAAAAACACTGCGCGTCATGCGGAGTAGAGGCAAGGCGCAGGCCCTGGAACGATGCCAATCGGGCTATCTGTTACCACTGCGATGACTTAATGAAGATCGGAGAGACAACCCTGAAAAAGGCAAATGAAGCGCCTGAATACTCCATTGCAGTAAAACTGGCGTCATACTCTCCTGGCAAGTACACGTTGAAGGCTGAATTCGATAATTACGGCATCGATGTATCAAATCGAAGTTCCAGATGTGTCACCTATAAGCCGCCATACATAACTGACCGTGACGGTTCTTATTCCAGTCGAATGCTCAATGATGCCATAAATGCTTTTTTAACGGCCCTTAGTGACGGTGCTCCCCAAAAAGAGAATGGAGCCGAATGTATCTATTGTGATGACGGCTGCTCATTCGGAAATGATGTTGCTCTGCGGAGTTCACACGCACAGGCATGGGTAAAGTTCTACGACGAGTTTTCGCAGTTCTGTAATGGGCTGATCGCAATCGGGGAGGATAAAGGCAAAGATTACCTCAGCGCTTTGATCCGAAAAGAGACCGCTTTATATAATGGATAAACGGCAGTATAACATCGACCTGTCCGGTGCCGAAATGTCGGCCACCGCCAACCTGCTGGAAACCCTGCGGGAAGTAGGGCCACCGGCTGGCCTGGAATGGGCCGGTATGGTGATGGCTTGGTGGTATGAAAAAAACTACAGCAAAATATACACTGCACGGCCACCTTACCGATTCCGGATGAAGGATTACCAGGCGCTGGCGCTGCGCCAACTACTGCTGACGGTAGGGCTGCGCAACCTGGTGGAGGATGCGATCCGCAACGGCCTGGTGGCCGAACTGGATCAGCAGTTGCAGCACAAAGCGATCACCTTAAACAGCAACCAACAAAAGTTACTCCAATGAGCAGAAGCATCGGCATCAATGAATTCCTGGAACGCAAGTTCATCACTTACCTTTTCACCGGCGAGTGGGCAGCCACATTCGGCGAGCCGGAACGCAACATGCGGGTGATCATATACGGCAAGCCTGGCCAGGGCAAAACGGAGTTCTGTATCAAACTGGCCAAGTACATGGCCCGGTTCACCAAGGTGTACTACAACTCCTTTGAGCAGGGCATCAGCAAAACCCTGCAAGATGCCCTGGTGCGCAACAATATGCGCGAAGTAAACGGCAAGGTGATATTCGGCGACCAGGAAACCTACACCGAAATGCGCAAGCGCCTGGCGAACAAAAACGCGCCTCAGGTGGTGTTTATTGACAGCCGTGACTACATCAACCTGACCGCCGAGCAATTCAAAACCCTGATAGATGAACACCCGCGCAAGTCGTTTGTGATCGTGTGTTGGGAGTCGGGCGGCAAGCCGCGTGGCGAGTTTGCCAAACAGATAGAATTCATGTGCGACGTGAAGATCAGGGTAAACGACTTCGTGGCCTACCCGCGTTCGCGGTTTGGTGGCAATCAGAATTTCCTTATCTGGAACCGACGCGCCCGCGCCGGTCAGCAAACCGCTATGGAAATATGAACCAATACGACTTCATGCCACCAACTGAACAGGAGCGCCGCTACGTGCGGATCGCCCGGATCATAGCCGCCGCCCTGGTGGCGGCGCTGGCGGTTCTGCTTTTCTAACTCTATCCTGACGAAAACGCCCGCACTTAGCGGGCGTTTTCGTTAGACGATAGTTAGCAGATTTATTGGTACATCACGTTGTCTACCTGCACCTCATACTTATCGGCGTTCTCAATACCAATGGCCATCACGTCGATTGTCTTTTCCGCATTGCCTGCCAGGTTGGCTGTGTTACCGATTCCAGTGCCTACGATTTTCCCATCCTTATCATAGAAGGTTGCTTTAATATCCATATACACGACCAGTTTGTCTGTGTTGTTGCGAGTGCGGCAATGGATCGTGTGAGCGCCCATCATGGATTCAAAAGTCATAGAATGCTTTACAATCTCAATGTCGGGTTTCGCTGCCTCCTTGGGCGCTGCTGGGGCCGCTGCACCGGTGGCTGAAGTCAAACCACTTGCTTCCGTTTGTTGTTGCGGGAAAAGATTACTGAAAACAACCGCGCAGGCTACGAAACCTAAGCCGTAAAGAAGTGCCGAAAATTTTCGAGTGCGTTCCCCTTTGTACCAGAACAAACTGGTTTTAGGTGAGAAAATGCCTATGATAAATAGGACAAAGATTGCTAATGTTAGCAGTGAGGTGAGTGTTGCCATTTGAGTTGCTGTTTATTTAAACCAAAAGTACAGCTGACGCACACACTTTTCCAAACCATAAATGAGAGAAGGCACCCGGAGCGATCCGGGTGCCTTCTGTGTTTTTGGTGAATAATGCAAGTCGGGGCTACCCCAACGACTACCCCAATGTTTTTATCGGTTGTCCCAAAGCAGGCTGAGCGCCCAGAGCAAACCGGCTGCGATAAACAGAAAGATCATACGGTAAGTGCAGGTTTTAGACAGGTGAGACGTTGGAAATCAAAAGCGGGTGATACATCCGACTTGTCGCGCCGGATGTTGCAGTGCGCGTATATGCTGTATTTGTCGGCCACCCTGGCGTTGAATTCCAGGTCGGGACAAATGGTAGGCTCCAGTTTGAACCGATCCAGCAGCATGGGCAGGAGTTCGTTCAGCGCCTGGTATTGCTGTTCGGTGTATTCTGCCCAGCATTCGTAGCCGCGCCACTTGGCAAACGTATATCCCAATCCTTTGTATGGCACTCCCTTGGTGGTGGGGCTAAAATTCCATCGGTAGCCGAGGCCGTCGAATCGAAGCGGGCCTTCATTGGCCAGTTCGATGCCGATGCTGCATCGGTTCAGCGCTACGTTGTTCGATGTCTTGAGGCCCAGGTGATGCGCCCAGTATTCGGGTTGGAAGGCTTCGTAAATGGTGCCGTCCTTGTCGATCACATAAGCAGTGCCGATGCGCTGCCGATCAATGCCCCACCAGGTAAGGGCTGAGCGGGCTGTGCTGCTTACGGTGTGGTGCAGCACGATATTCCTTTTCGGAAAAACCTCTTTGAAATACTGCCCGGCTGGCAGCGGCGCTGGTACAATTTTCATAATTAAAACAATTTGATTAATTTTGTGTCAAATTTACAACAAAATGTTGAATCTGATTTATGCCGCGCTAAAAAAACGCCTTGCCGAAAAGGTGGAACCCAAACTGATCGACTGGTTTTTGGGCCAGTATATGGAGGATGATATGGAGGATGGCGGCGCGTTGCTGTGGAATACCCCGACCATATTCCTGGAGTTTCTGCCGGTGGACTGGGAGACGCGGCCCGGCAATCTTCAGACCGCAACGCTGCGCCTGAACGCGCACCTGGTGAACGATACGCTGTACGATAATGACCAGCGCATCCTGGACGCCACGATCAATCACCTCGGCATGGAAAGCGCGGTGTTTGTGGCCCTCATGAACTGGCGCTGCCTGCTTTCCTACGTGCCAGGATTCGAGGCGCTGGCAGGGGAGCCAGAGGACAGGGTGCTGATAGAAAGCATGGTGCGCAACACATCGGAACCGGATCATGCCATGCGCAAACAACTGGTAAGTGTGCAGGGATTCAGCAGCCGGGTGTTCGACTACTCGGCCACTCCACAGTGGCAAACGGTGCTGGCCACTTTACAACTGGATATTCAAAAGGTAAACGTATTACCGTGAGCATAACTAAACCCGTTACTCTTATGCAATTACGCCCGTCCACACTGCGCAAGTATGAGGCCATACATGCGCGGTACCATCACCTGTACAACGTCGAGCGCAAACGGATCGATGATGTAGAAACTCAACTCTGCACTGAGTTCTTTCTTTCCAGGACTCGTGTGCTGATCATCCTGAAAATGGAATTGAAATGATGTTGCTGGTATTTGTCATGTCGGCCTATGCGGCCAACACGGTAGGCATGTTGTTCTGGTCGGTGTACGTGGTGCTGTGCAGGCCGGATATTTCAGACCGGCAGATCATTTGGAATCTGCTGGTGCCGTTCCGTTTTCTGTGGTATTTTTAGCCGATGGCGTTTTGGAGCGCCAACTCGATATGCTTTACGATGCGTTGCTCCAGTAGCCAGGACTTCCCCATGAATTTCCGTTTGGGTATTTTGATGGTCAGTTTTTTGGACAGGGCCATCGCCTTGAACACGCTGGCCTGTGAGTAACCGCCGTACTTCAGTTCCTTGTGATACATGGCCCAGAAGTATTTGCGCTGCCGAGGGGTAACGGTCTGGATGATCGTTGCCCCTTCGTTGTGGGCCTTGGCGTAGGGCAGTTCCGTATATATCTCAAAGTAGTCGGCACCGGCTTTCATACGCAGCGACCGGCGCAGCGCCCCGGACTTGACGAGCACTGCGCGGGACTTGCCGCTCTGCTGGCCCCGGCGCTTTGGCCAGCGCTCCAGGCGGCGGTCTATAAATCCCTGCCGACGCCAGGAGTCTTTAAACAGGTTGAGTGCGGCGTTGCCTGCGGTTTTGGGCAACCGCTTGAATATGTCTTTAAGGCGCATTTCAGTACCCTTAAAGTTGGGGAAATCCATCCGTACTACTTTCATGGCTGTAGCCTTTCTTTTTCGGCCAGCCCTTGCATGGCCTTCATGATACGGTCGCGTTCCTGCTCTTTGAACCCCGCAAAGTAGGGGTGCTCGGGGCCGAATAACTGCCGGGTTTTACCGGCATTGAACCGAAATACCAGAGGCGCCTGCTTCTCATCAGGCAGGTATTCCGGTAAATCCGTCTCACCACCGGCTACCTGCTCCACGTCGCAGCGGCAGTTCCAGCCTACGGGTGGCAGCCACTCGTCCCAGAAAGCGTCGTCGATGTGCCGCACGGTTCCCTGGAGTAATTGGTGTGCAAGTCGGACGCGTTCATCGCCTGCGGTCACGTAGCGCAGGTATGGCAGTTCTTCGCGGTTGTCCTGGAAATCCTGCCAGCGCACAGCCATCTGGCCGGTGGCTATGGCGGTGTTGTATTCGGCTTCCAACCAGGAGCCGTTGTAATCCTGCTGGATGGCCAGTGCTATATCCCGGAAGGCTGCGAAAGAACGGGGCTGGCCATTGCTGTCGGTCAGGGCTTCCACCAGGTCGCTGATGTTGTGGTGGTTTTTGAAGGCTGCGAATACCATAGCCGACTGGCGAAGGGCGCTGACCAGGTCGAACAGCGCTTCTCCTTCAGCAGGCGTGCCGGCAGCATTGGCCACGGCCTGCCAAAGCGCCTCCACGTTGGCCCGCCAGGTACCGGCGTCCAGATCACCGGCCAGCAACTTACCGGCGTACACATTGCTTATGGCCTGCTCTATTGCATTGGTCAGGTTCATGTGCAGCAAGGGTCTTTTTGGAAGTACTGTTGGTAGTGCGCATCAAACGAAAGCCGTCGTTCGTTTTTCGGCTCCTGGTCGCCCAGGCCAATGGCCAAACGGACGGCATTGGCTACGATGGCAGAGAGTTTCTCGTCATCCGTTTTGGCTTCGCCCGGCTTGTCTGTTTTGTCGGTCGATCCCTTTTTCTCCTCCTGGCGGCGCAGTTCTGTAAACTCGAACGTTGCGCCATCGAGGGCGTAGCCATGCCGGATCAGGAAGGGGATCAGTTGGAAGTTGATCCAGTACTGAATGCGATACATTCGGCTGAAGGTGTAGTCGTTCAGTATGCGCTCATGCACCTCGGCGCTACCCACGAATGCTTTCTCAGCGCTGGTGCCGGTTTGGCCGTTTATGATCTTGGCGATCTGCTTGTCAGCCATTTCCATCCGGTCGCGGAAAGTGTAGTGCGCCGTGCCGGTGAAGTTGCCGATGACGGTACCGATCTCGTCTTCATCGTCCAGGATGGCGTAGCCGTTCGAGGAGAAGTTGGCGGCCATCTCCTCCTTGGCGTCCAGTTCTTTCTGGTCGCGGGTGCTGGTCTTGATGGTCAGGAACGGAGAGCCGAAACGCTCGCTGAACAATGACCAGTCCGTATCGCTGAATCGTTTGCGCAGGGCCGGTATGGTTATAATATGGTACAGGCCCAGATCGTCGGGGCGGCCCATCTCCAGCAGGTAGGGAAATTTCGCTGCATCGCGGTATTGCTCACCCTCGGCGTCGCTCTGGTTGACCAGCACGTCACCATACTCAGGGCGAACCTGGTCGCGGGGAATTGTCCAGAAAGCCTGGAACTCTCCTCCCTCATTCAACTGCGGGTTGAACTCCACCAGGGAGTGGCCCCAGAACTCCGTTTTCACGGCCACCTCGATGAGATCAAAGAACCAGGGCCGGGCGAATAACTCTGCCAGTTCCTCGTTCGGTTTCTTGTTCACAACGATTTCGTAGGGCGCTCGCTGCACGGTCATAAAGGCAGTGCGGGTTTGGCAGGTCACTTCATCGTCGAGTTCGGTTTCCCGGTAGAACGCATACAGCGCACGGCGGTCGGGCCGGATGGGGCTGATGGCGGTATCGTAAGCCTGGCGGAACTGCTTGAATTCCGCTTTGATCTTCCACACATAGGAGCGTGTGAGCCTGTAGCGAAACAGCCCTTTCTTTATCTTGTCCGAAACCTCTTTGCTTTTTTGCTGCCAGAGGCTTGATATGTTATTCAGGAAATCTTTGATCATCGGAAATGTCAGGTTTAAATATGATGAGTGCGAGGCCCGCTACCGTTGCCGAATCGGAACTTTGATTTATCGCTGGTGCCGTCCGCTTTTTTGCGGTGTGGCAAGTCGACGGGCTTCTTTCCGTCTTCTATATCGCGCAGCCACTTCATCACCTCGTCGTAGTTGTCTTTGATACGCTGAGGCATGACTGCTGCGGGCAGTCGCTCGTAGAGGTAATAGAGCGAAAGGCATACCACCCATCGGACTACCTGCGCCGGTCGGGCTGTACCCGTGGTGCTGAATATTTCGTCGACCAGGTACAACTGGAATAGCGCATCGCGGACGGTGGAGATGGCGGTGGTTTCCGCATTCTCCAGGGCGACGGCTTCGCCATCGAGCAGTTGTGTCAGGTTGCGGTCTTTGATGTAGGCTTTGTAATCGTCAGCCGTGATAAATGTCGACATAAACTGTTTTAAAATTATTCGATTTAAGACGATTTGTTTTTATTGTGCGCCCACTTACACGCGGGCGGCACTGATCGTTCTATTTAAAGGCGTTTAAAGGGGTCTACACAGATTGTGTTACCTTTCCTGAAACGTAAAACAATCTGTATTACATCTTCCGGCCCCGGTTCTGTTTCATTTTTCCCATACGCGGCTGGAACTTGCTTTGTTTGTCCTGCCGGTTGAGGTACCATATTGCGCCCTCCATCGCGTCGGGGCCGTCGTCGTGTCCGGTCGGGAAAGCGAGCAGTTGATCCACGAGGGTTTGCATGTCCGGCGTCGAGCGTTCGTCCTGGTTGAATATGAGCAGGCCGCGCTCCATGAGCGGCGACATATTCTCTACCCTGGTCTCCTTGTTCGGCTTGTCGCGTTTGTCGGCCCGCAGCGGAAGGTGGAAACCTGCCGTTGCGGCTTCGTCGTCGAAGTCCTTCATCAGTAAGTCCTGTATGAAGTTGGCCTCCATGCGGTAGCGGGCAAATGAGTTGTATTCCTCAAAGAACTCGTAGTTCTTTTTCACCATTGCGTTGATGCTGGCCTGGCGTACCCATGCCCTGAGCACATAGTATTTGCCGCGCAACTTCCCGACCGCCACAACGGCTTTGTAGTCGTTGTCTTTGGTATCCTTAAACGATGGGTCGGTATAGACTTCGATGGCTTCCAGGTCGCGCACTTTTGGGCACTTGCCCCAATGCACCCATTCATGTTTGAATATATTACCCTCCTCGATGTGCTCATGGAAATATTCGCGGAGCGCTGAGCGGGTGCCCATGATCTCCATACGCCCGGTGATGTGCAGGCGGGTGTAGCGCTCTTTCCAGGCCGGTTCGCCGTTCATGGCTTTTTGGTGGCGCTTGTCTTCCAGGGCGTACACCTTTATATGTGTGATGCCCTTGCGCTTTGGCTGCTCCGGGTCGGTGTCGCCAACTATATGCGCCAGGATACCCTGTTTGTGGATTCGGTTACCGGCCACGATGAGGCGGGAACCCTGAATGGCGCAGGCACCGTACAGGTCTTCAATGATCCAGTCGACGGCTTCTTTCACACGCTGGATGTTTTTCACGATCACCTTGTCGTCTATGTCATCCACCACAGCGTAGTTGGGGCGCTTGGCGGCTTTGCGTACGCCGCGCGGACTCTGGCCGCGACCAAAAGCCCAGAACCCACAGCCATCGGTTGTGGCAAAGTGGGCGTCGCGCCAGTCGCCGAATGCCGCGCGATGGCCATAGTCATGGATAAAACGTTCGTTGGCTACAAACTGGGCCTGCAAGTCGGAAAGCAGCCCGGAGGCTTTTTGTTCGTTTGCGCTGGCTATGATGACGCCGGTCAGTTCGCCACGAGCATAGAGGTAGAGCGGCATGAACACGTCGGCGAATACGGACTTGGCATGTTCGCGGGGCCATTCGAGCACACACCTTATATTATTATCGGCGGTGATGTCCCTGGCGGCTTTCTTGTGGAACCAGGCGAAGTCCGCATCCATGTAATCCGGGAAATAGTATTTGCAGAAAGCCGGGAAGTCGCTGCGCAGTTTGGTCACCCGGTCGCGCTTCTGTTGTTCGGACTCGTTGTTGGGGATCGGGGTGGCTGCCTTGATCCGGTCGCACAGTTGCAGGTATTCCTGGTATTCCCGCTTTTCGGATGCAGATAGTGCTGATGGCCTCATTGGTTCATGTGTTTGCGTAAATCATTGAGGTAGATGTCGGTATGTTCCTGGATGCGTTGTGCCAGGTCGATGTCGCTATCCTGCATGTATTCCATGAACCGGCGCATGATGCGCACCGCGTGTTCCCATTTCAGTTCCGGGCCTTTTACGTTGCTGAAGGCTTTGCTCAGGGCGTCAAAGTGGCCTTTGTCAATGAGTTCCCACTCACCGTTCTCCACCAGTTTGTTTTTCATGTGGATGAGGGCCTTCAACTGGTAGTCTGCCAGTTCCTTGAGCGCTTCTACGCTGGTTTGTTCAAACAGGCCCTTCATGGTGCGTTTGCTTTTCCAGTCGCCATCCTTTTGCCATTTGGTGAGGGTTGTATCTGACACGTTGAGCAACTTGCCGATACTTGCCAGGCTGTCGCCTTCCATGAACAATAGCCGCGCCGCTTCCTTTTTTTCCATATAATTATGAATTGTGTAGCAAAAGTCATCCTTTTTTGCAAGTGCGGAAAAATGTTGTTTCAAAAAGTGCGGCCTGTATGTCATTAAGTGTGAATCGGTTATCATTTTGAAAATTGCCACTTGTACAGGCGCTGCCGGGCGCTGACTTTTGCATCGACATGAAAGAAAAGCGTCTCATATTCAGTACAAACGGCCTCAACAGGTATAAGACCCGTTTACTGTCGTCCGGCGCAAAACTGGAGCATTATCTTAAAAACCCGGTTTTGCTTTTCGGCCACCAGTCATACGGCCTGCCCATCGGCAGGGTAGAGGATATTCGTATTGAAGAAAACGGAGACATGACTGCGCTGCCGGTTTTTGATGAGAATGATCAGATGGCCCTGGCGGTGAAGGACAAGTGGGAGAACAACTTCCTGTTTGCGGCCTCCATCCACTATGCGCCACTTTCCACATCGAGCGACCCTGCATTCCTCCTTCCTGGACAGGAAAAGGAAACGGTCACTGAGTGGGACTTGATGGAGATTTCCATCGTCACTGTTCCCGGTAACGGCGGCTCCGCAACCGGTTATCAATTAGATGCTTTCGGCACTTCGGATATTCCACACATCACAACAATTCAACCCGATATGGATTTGAAAAAAATCGCTCTGTCGCTCGGCTTGCCCGAAAGCGCGGATGAGGCCACTGTGTTGGCCGCTATTAAAAAACTGAATTCCGACAACAGCAATCTTTTGTCTGCGAAAGTGGATAACGTGCTGGCCATTGGTCGCCAAAAAGGAATTGTTACTCCGGAAAACGAGGCCGACTTTCAAAAACTGGCTGCCAGTGATCTTCCGACCCTGGAAAAAATATTTGGCGGCGCTCCTGATCTTATCGCGGAAGACGTGGTAACGAAAAAGGACGAAAAGCCGGAAGCGCCCAAAGGCACATTGTTGACTGGTATGCTGAACGCCGGTGGCGTGAAGTCTGCCAAAACTGTTTCTGACGGACGCGAAGACTGGTCATTCGATGACTGGGGCAAAAAAGATCAGAAGGGCCTGCTGGCCATGAAGCAAAAAGACCCTGAGCGCTACCAGGAATTGGCAGCGGCCAAACTGGCGGCTACCGTCTGACAATACCCGACACGAAGCCAAGCAATCAACTATCCAATAACGACAAAAATTTTCTCTTAAAATATGGCACTTCAAACCGAAGTATGGGCGTCCGACATTCTCGGCAAGTTATTTCCCGATGATTCTTTCGTGACTCAGTCCGTCGATGACACTGCCTGGGTCAACAACAAAAAGGTGCACTCGCCCGAGGAAGGCGACGAGCCTGAGGTGGAGATCGACGGCGTGACGGTACCCATGACTATGGGCACCCGGACGGACATCGACAACGAATGGACGATGCGCACTTACCGCACCAAGCCGATCCTTATCGAGGACACGGACGCCATCGAGGTCAGTTACGACAAACGCTCCAGTGTGCTGCGCCAGCATGTGAATGTTCTGAATAAGAACATCTCCAACATGATGGCCTACGACTGGGCTCCCTCGAATGGCTCCAACATCATCCGCACCACAGGCGCTTCCCGCGCTGCCATTGCCACCAATTTTGGTGCGACCGGCAACCGGAAAAAACTCCTGGTGGACCAGTTCCTGACCCTGCAATCCCTGTTCAACGACATGGACGTACCGCAGGAAGGCCGCAACGTGCTGCTGCCATCGGCCATGTACGACGACCTGATCGCTGCCAACTGGACTACGCTTACCAACCTGCAATCGACCGGCGAGTCCGTGATTCAGAATGGCATGCTGATGCGCCTGTTCAGTTTCAAAATCTGGATTCGCGGCGGCAAAAACATCCTGACTTACACCAATGCCGGTACCCCGGTGAAACGCCTTCCGAAGGCTACTGCCCTGACGACAGCCAACGCGGCTGCCCTGGCTTGGCATAAAGACTGGGTGAAACGCGCCAAAGGTGGTGTGACGGTGTACGCCAATGAGCAGGACGCTCTGGCCCAGGGCGACATCTTTAGCGCCCGCGTTCGCGCTGGTGGCCGGATCGCCAGCAATGACCAAACCGGCGTAATCGCCATCGTGGAAGACGCTGCCTAATCGGCGTCCTCCACGAAACCCCAATAACCACCATTCACCATAACTGTAGTAACCTTAAATCATACTGAGGTGAGTAAAAATATTCGATTCCCATTCGGCGAGGCCGATTTTCAAACGGCTACTGCCGCCGCAACGGTTGCCATCACGGTAACGAATGCCGGGCTTACTTATGTGACGCTCAGCACGATGGCCGCCGCCGCTACTATCAACGTGACTGCCAACGCAGCCGATATGATAGACGGCGCTCTGCTTTACCTGGAACTGCCCAGCGACGGCACTGCCCGCGATGTAACCGGAGGCACTTTGTTGCAGACACCTGTCATTGCAGGCGTCATCAGCAAAACCAAGGTGGCAGGCTTCATCTGGAAGACTGACAAGTTCATCAAAATCAGTGAGGCGCTGATCAACTAAAGCCGATGACACCGAAACAATTTTTCAAACTCTATCCCGGTGCGCAAGCCGTTTGGCAGGTTGGCAACAAACTGTACTTCGAGGCGTACGAAAATAGCGCCCGCGAACAAGCGCTGCTCACCGGGCTGGAATGTAAACGAATCACCCGGTCGGAAATGGAGGAATCCAAACCTGACGGGAAAAAAGGCTAAATAACATGCCACTGAACGACGTATCATTCCAAGTACTCCAGGGCGGACTTGGCCGCCAGGCTGAAGGCGAAGATCATATCAGTGCGCTGATGTTCAGCGCCGTAGCCCCGGATGAATATGACGGTGCGAAGTGTCTGTCATTCAATGACATCGAGCAGGTGAAAACCGCTGGTATCACGGAAGGAGACGCTACCTACGGCGAAGCCTTTTATCATGCCGAGGAGTTTTATCGCAACCATCCGGGCGCTACCCTGTGGCTTTGTTTCGCTGCGACATACGCTGAAATGAGCCAGGCCGCTGCCGGTAAAATCCGGCAGGTTGGTGTATTCTTTTCCACGTTCTCCGATCTGACTTCGGTGCACCAGGCGGGCGCGACTGCGCTGGCTGCCGAGCATGCGCCCATTCAGGTGCTGGCGGGCTACAACGGTGTAGCGCTGACGCTTTCGAGTGCAGCGGATCAGGGCATCAATACGGCTCCGAATGTATCCGTACTGCTGGCCGGTGACGGCGGCGCAAAGGGGGCAGCGCTGGCAACGGTGCTGACTAAACCTTATGTGCCTGCTGTGGGTGCTGTGCTGGGCGCAATGTCGAAAGCCAAGGTGCATGAAAGTGCCGCCTGGGTGGAACGCTTCAACCTGAGCGACGGCCTGGAACTGGAAACCATACGCCTGGCGGATGGCAACGATAATCCCTCGACGGCTACGCTGAGCGCACTGAACACCAAGCGCTACCTGGTATTCCGCAAACATGTAGGAATCAGCGGCACATACCTGAACGACAGCCATACTTCCGTGACGGCTACCAGCGACTTCGGAACCATTGAACTGAACCGGACGATACAGAAGGCCCGGCGCGAAATCCGAAAGGTGCTCCTGCCCGACCTGAACAGCCCGCTTACGGTAGATGGCGCCACCGGCAAACTGGCTCCTGGTACTGTGAAGTACTTTGAAAATAAGACTTCCCGCCCGATGGACGTGATGCAAGCGGCTGGCGAAGTGAGCGCATACGGTGTGTACGTGAATCCTAACCAGGACGTGCTGGCTACCAGTATCCTCCAGGTGCAGGTGAAGATCGTGCCTCGCGGGGTGGCCCGCAATATCGTGGTGAACATTGGATTCAGCGTAACAACTGAATTCTAATGCCCGTCAGGACTGACATACTGATGCGTGACGATGACTTGAACATCGTCGGAGGTGACTTCGAGATGGGTATATCCGACCCGCAGCATGTGTATCATATCCTGTTGAACGCTAAAGGGAGTTACAAACAATTCCCGCTGACGGGCATAGGCAAAGCGAAGTATATCAATGCTCCGCTGGGCGCTGAACTGAGACGCGAAATACAGTTGCAGTTGCAGGCTGACGGGTACCGGGTGACATCGTTGACGGTATCGGAAACTGCGGGAATACAATTGAAATTTGACCCGGTATGAAGGCTTTTAAAAGCGACACGAGTCAGACCATTTTTGATGTTGCCCTGGCTCAATATGGCGGTCTTCAGGGGTTGGCGATTTTACTGGGTGATAATCCTGGTTTAGTCCTGGAAGACGGCACCATCAATCAGTTTGGGGTGACTCACCTGGTAAGTGGCGTACAGGTTGCGGCTGACGAACTGGAGCGATCCGGCGCACAAAAAGCGGTGCCTGAGGTGATTGAACAGGAGCAAGTGTACTACTCGAACGGCCAGCAAACAGTATTTGATGTCGCTTTGATGCAGTATGGAAGCGTAGGCGGATTGATGCAACTGCTGACTGATAATCCCGGACTGATTCAGACGAACGGCGTGGTGACACAATTTCGGATCAGCCACCGCATCACAAGATCGGTCGCTACGGACATAAGGTTAAAACCCAAAATGCTGGCGCTGGTACCGTCTACTGAAGGCGGCGCAAAAGGCCAGCAACCCTGGATAACTATAAACGGAAACTCCTGGATAACGGAAGACGATAAAGCCTGGATGACTAAATAGACACTCATGGAAGAAGGAGTAAAACCACACGAGTTTGAAGAGGAACTCATTCCCACTGATAGCAACTTCGAGGTTTATTCCCAAAAGGGTGGAATTAATCTGAGGGCGCGTCTGCTGAACCTGAAAAAGTATTTCAGTGCGATTGTAGGCGGATTGGTGGCATACATACCGACGCCAAGCGGCAACGCAAGCAACCGGATGGAGTTCATTACTGATCCGGACGGCCAGGTATGGTACATAGATGCTACGGGTGCGGCGGTAAAGTTGGGTGGCGGATCGGGGATGCAGGAATATGAAGACCTGGGCCTGATAACCGGCACTACGATAAACCCTGCGATCACCTTGCCCACAGATCATAAGGAGTGGCGGATCAATTTATACAGGTCGGGAGTACGGATGACTTATGGTAAAGATTTTTCGAGCATGACAGATATTGAACTGGTCGTGGAAGCGGACAATGAACCTTTTACACTTATTGTAATACCATCATGAAAAAAGTATTTTTTGCACTTCTTTTGGCCGCTATCAGTGTGGCCAACGCTATGGCCCAGGCCACTAAAATTGATGCAACAAAACTGCTGAAGCCTGGCGGCAACAGTACTTTTCTGCTTACCAACGGCTCCGGAGCCGTCGTATGGGGCAACGCGGCAACACTGCTCACGGCAGGTACAGGCATCAGTATTTCCGGCAACACAGTCACCAACAGTGCGCCTGACCAGACGGTGGTGCTTACTGCCGGTTCCGGTATTGGCGTATCTGGCACTTATCCGAGTTTTACGCTTACGGCTACAGATGCCAGCACAACTAATGAGATTCAAACCTTATCGGCTGGCGATGGCTCCGGGAGCGATAAAACCCTGTTACTGTCTTTGAGCGGCGGCACGGTAACACTGAAACCGGGGACTGGTATTACGCTTTCTCGCAGCGGTAATGATATTACAATTGCGGCAACTACGCCAACCGTTACCATTAGTCGATACGAAGAGATCACCAGTACAGCCGCTACGACCATAACTGTGACCGGATTTACGCCGGGTGCAAACGACACGTTCCTTTTTGTGGATGGCGTGTACATGGATGTGGGTACCGGCGAAGATGCTACCCTTTCGGGTTCGACTTACACATTCACAAATGCACTGGCCATCGGACAAAAAGTGGTGGTGCGGAAAATCACTCTGTAAAATGAAACAGCCCGTTATCATTTTGCTGCTTATGCTGCTTTTGAGTAGCATGGCCAGCACTCAAAACTACACTGTCAAGCATGACAGCACCGGATTCAAACTGATCCAGGACGGCCAGGCCGTACCATTTGACACGGCATTTGTTGCCACATCGCTGAAAATAAAAACCGAGGAAGAAACCGCGCTGCAAACTGAAATATTGCTCTTGGAGCAACTACTGCAGCGGCGACGCCAGTTGGCTGCGGTACTGGAAGAAAAGAAAACTTTGGCAGACATCCTTAACCAGGCTCGAAAATGCGTAACACACTGACCATATTGATTTTGGCCCTGTGCGGCTCCTTGTTCGCCCAGGTGACGAAAATTGACCCGGCGCGGCTTGTAAAGCCTGCTGGTACTGCCAATCGTATGCTCATTACGAACGGATCGAGCGCGACGGCTTGGGGCCAGGCGAGTGATTTGCTGGTTGCCGGTATGGGGATCAGTATATCGGGAAATACGATTAGTAATACGGGGGTGACGGGGAGCGGGACGGCGGGGCGTGTTGCCGTATGGAATTCGTCCACCGCAATGGCTGGAAGCACGATTTATTGGGACGCAGTTAACATGCGTGTTGGGGTTAACGTACCGTCTCCGGCCTATACGATTGATGTAGATGGAGCAATTCACAACGTCGGAGCAGCGTTCACGACCGACTACAACTCTTCTGGCTCGCCACCGGCTCAATGGGTGTTAAGAGGTCAGACAAACACGAACCAGCAGATGTTGTTAGGATATAACACAGCTGACAATTATGGCAGTGTACAGGTTATCTTTCAGGGTGTCGGTTTTTTCCCACTATGTTTACAGCCTTTGGCTGGAAACGTTGGTATCAATACTACGTCTCCCAGCCATGCTTTGGATGTTGCTGGTAATGCTCGATTTAGAAATGCAATATATGACGCTACCAACTCTGCGGGAACACCAGGCTATGTTCTTGGAACCACCGGCTCGGTGGCACAATGGACTTCCCCTGCCAGTATTGTAACCTCGGGCCTCGGCTTTGTACAAAACGGCAACTCCTTTGCAGCCACCGGCGTCCTCGGCACCAACGACGCCAACGGGCTGTCTATCGAAACCAATAACATCGTCCGGGCGCATTTCGACAACAGTTTCCGCTTCCGGATTGTGCCCGTTGCTTCTGATCCAGCATCCCCCACAACTGGCGACACCTGGTTGAATGATACCGACGATCGGGCCGTCCATCACTTTACTGGTAATACGCGCCGGGTGAAATATACCGATGATGATACAAAAGCAGCACTGTTGGTGTACAGGGAGGATTTTATAAAAACGAATGCACTGCCAACTCTGTGGACTTACAACGGGGACGCTTCAACCTTATCCGTTACTGATTACAGGTTTGGTTATGGCTCATTTGCCGTCTCAACAAACCAGTTAGGAGGGAGCGCTAACGGTTTTGCTACGCTCAGCCAGGACGCTGATTTGCAGCCGACGACCAGCAATTTTACCTATACCATGTCTGCGTATGTCGATTTGGTTAATGTTCCAAACACCACCAATACTGGCGACATCTGGATTGGTATAGGTGGGGGTAACTTCAACAGTATCAGTGACCCTGATGATTTTGTAGGATTTCGGGTAAACCCAAATGACGGTAGCAGCAGCAAGTATTCTTTTGTAATAAGGAAAAACGGCACCTCTACATCATCGAGCGGTGGCGGCATTGCAACGGGCCGACGTACGCTCAAAATAGTGTGGACAAATACCAGTGTCGCTTTCTATGAAGACGATGTACTTCTGCTGAACCAAACGACGATGACGAACAGCCCGACCGGTGAAACTGGTATGGGCATGATGTTTAAGGCCAAATCGGCGGCGTCAGCAACGTATCCCATTGCTGCCGTGATCGCAAGCGCCATTATGAAAATCGACAACCCATAAAAGAATACACATGCGAAACACCATTCTGTTACTCATTTTACTGCTGGCCGGTGCCAGCGCCAGCGCTCAGGCGGTGGCTCGTTATGAGGTCGTGAAGACTCAGACGGATACTTCCTACATCGTTTCCATCGAGGAAAACGAATTTCTGAACGGCATCAAAACCCGGTATGAGGTTTGGACGCCGGTGGTTGGTAAGCAGGCGCTGAAGGAACAACTTAGCATCTTACAGTTGGTGAAGGAAAGCGAACGAGCGAAACTGCTTACCCAGTCCATCGAAACTGATTCGGTAGCCGCTAAGATCAAACGCATCAAAAAGGACGTGGATAAAAAGAGCGCTGGACAATGATTTTGACTTTCAAAATAACGCTCATCCTAATCAGCCTGGCTGCGGCCTGCAACGCTTTCATGGATACACATGCTCACCACTGGGGATCATCTGTATTCACGCGCTGGGGCCGCTTCTGGCGGCAGGAGTCCTGGAGGAATAAATACCGGAATGACGACCCTATGCAGGGCCGCACCCGGTGGCCGGTGCAACTGACTGACGGCTGGCACCTGTGCAAAACGATTATGGTGTTTGCTGTTTGCGCGGCGGCGGTGTTTCCTCAGGCCAAAAGCCTGACCCAGTTCCTGATTATGTGGGCTGTGGCCGGCGGATGCTGGATTGTGTTTTTCAATGTGTTTTATAACGATTTGCTCATCAAAAATAAAAAGTAACCATGCAGCCACTTATCAACGGTACCGCATATTCCTGGTCACAAATCGTGGTCAATATTTTCAACACTCCCATCGCGGGCATCACTGCCATTTCCTACGAGGATATGCAGGAGATGGAGGATAACTACGGCGCTGGAAACAACCCGGTGTCGCGTGGTTATGGCAAGTATGAGGCCAAGGCAAGCATGACGCTGGAAATGGCTGAGGTAGAGGCTTTGCAGGCCGCGACCACTGACGGGCGCTTACAAAGCATCCCTGAGTTCGATGTCGTGGTTTCATATCTGCCTGAGGGTGGTGTGATCCGGAATCATACGCTGCACAACTGCCGGTTCAAAAGCAACAAACGCGACACCAAAACCGGCGATATGGCTATTCCTGTGGAACTGGAAATGATTGTGTCGCATATCACCTGGAAATAAACTAAAACCGTCTTAAAACCGGCATTTAAAGCCGTTTAAAGGCAAACCCGTTACTCTTATGCAAGTTGATCCTAATTCGATTACCAATAATAAACCTCAACCAGGACAGGTACCTGCCCCACTTTATGACATTGAGAAACTGAAGCGTGAGCATGGCAGCCCGCTTTACCTGGTGGAGGTTGCGCCTGAAACCGAAGGCATGGAACCGTTGGTGTTCATCTTCAAGAAATGCGACCGGAAAACGCTGAGCGCATGCGCGAAAATCGGTCAGGCTGACCTGACCGCTGCCAGCGAGGTGATGATTAAAAACACGCTCGTATTCGGCGACAACAAAGCCATCGAGGATGTGAGTGTCTTTACGGCGCTATCCGAAAAGATGGAGGTGATTAATGCAGCCCGGACGGCCACCTTAAAAAACTTATAGGCCGCTCCGACGACTTTGATGACTTAGAAAAAGGCAATGCCCTGATCCGGGTTTTTCACCGGGTCGATCCGGATCAATTGAGCGATGAGGACTGGGCGATGCGGAGCGGCGAAGCGATTTTTGTAATGAAGACCCTGGCGGATATATTCCTGGGGAAAATGATGCCACCATAATTTCATATTTCAACTTTATAACGATGTCACCAGAAGCAAAAGAAACCATTGAACTGCTGGATGCAGTATTTGGACTGGCCGATGCCACACAGCGCAGCCTGCAAGATGACGGCAAGATCACCATTGGCGATGCCGGTAACTTTTTCAGCCCTGTACTGAAACTGCCTGCCGCTATCGGAGGCGCCCAGAACGTGCCGCGTGAATTGGCGCAACTTACCGATGAAGGACGCCAGGAGGTTCTCGATTATTTTGCCCAGCGATTCGACTTGAAGGACGACGAACTGGAGCAGCACATCGAGGATGCACTGAACACAGGCACTGCCTTTGTGATCAGCATCACCCGGCTGGCGAAACACAAACGAGCCGCCTGATCGAGAAATTGAGGAAACGAGTGACGGGCCGCCCGCGCCAGGCTTCGGCAGGGTGCGGGCTTTTAAATAAATAGAGATGGCATATACTTTCCGATTCAATGTTATTGAAAACATCACCAGGACGAGTGCTGGTATCAGTGCCTCGTTTATGCGTATGAATAGCCATGCCCGTTTGTTCGGTCGTGGCATTGATACATCGGCAAAGGCGATGGATAACCTGGAGAAGGAAAGCCGCCAGACTGATCGGGCTACGAGCCAGGTGTTCAACAACTCGAACGCCGCTCGTTTTGAGCAGTCTATCGGTCGGATGAACCGGGGTTTCTCATTTATGCGCAATACCATCGCTGCAATGGGTATTGGTGTGGTGGTGCGGGATGTGGTCAGTTTTGGCGACCGCATGGTTAGCGCCAATGCCCTCACTGCGGGTATTACCAGGAATATTAAAAGCACAACAGAAGCACAGCGCCAAGCCCTGGCGCTGTCCAACCTGACCGGGGAGAGTTACCTGGTTTCATTTGAGGGGTTGAGCAAGATGCTTACTGTGGCTGATGGCAATGTGGATAAGGCTTCCCAATTGACTAAAATAGGGGCCGCGCTGGCGGCGCTCAATCCTGCTGAAGGGTTTGAGGGTGCGTTGTTCGCACTCAAAGAACTGGAAGGCGCTGATACCATGTCGCTCCGGGAGCGATTCAATATCAAGGTGCCGACACAAGAGGAGGCTAAAAAGATCGCGGCAAAGGATGGCCGTACCGTTCAGCAGGTAATGTTTGACAGCCTCCAGCAATATCTTGATAATAACTACGGTGGCGGCAAAGCCGGTGCTGGTGTGGAATATTTGCTGAACATACGAGCAAATACCATCAGTGGCCAAATGGGCCGTGTGGCCAATCAATTCAAAAACATTTTCACTCCGATGTTGCTGCCATTCCTGGAAAGGCTCCAGGTGTTCCTGAAGGGCACGGCAGTATGGGTTTCGGAGAACGCAAATAACATCAAGAACTGGGCTATTGGCCTGGGGCAAATAGCAGTGCGCGGCGCAGCGGTGTACGGGGTGTTCCTAAGCATCCGGACGCTTATGACGGTGTGGAGTACCCTGTCTTCCGGGTTGGCTTTGTTCAACGCCGGGTTGTTCCGATTCGGTTTTTATGCCGCCTGGGGTGTGGGGCAGATGCGGGCGCTGGTGCTGACCACCGGGCGCTGGGTATTGTCGGCGGTCATGGGCGCAGGGCAGGCTGTGCGATCTATGGGGCTTTACATCGCCAATCTGTTTATTGCCAGAGGTGTGCATAACAGGATGCTTTTGTCATTTGCCTGGGCGCGAATCGTAGCCGGTTTTGGCGCTATGGTGGCTGCTGTCCGGGCGTATTCCTTTGCCTTGGCCTGGGCCAATCTTCAAACCAGGTTGCTGGCCGGATGGGGTGCTGTAAGGGCTGCGGTGGTTTCATTTGCAGCTACTGCGATACCCTCCATCATCGCTTTTGCATCTTCATTGAACTTTGCCGCCATCGGACAATGGCTGCTTAATACAGCCATGCTGGCCAATCCTATCGGGTTGGTTATCGCCGGTGTTTTGGCATTGGCGGCTGTGTTTACAGGGTTATTCAAGTTGATAGACACCCTGTTTCCCGGATTCTTTGCCGGTGTAAAAGAGTGGTTTGGTAAGGCTTGGGACTGGATTTATAACATCTTCATTGCGCCTGTGGTGAAGTTTTTTAAGTGGCTGGCGGACTTGACTGGTATATCTGCGGCATTCGATATGACGGCTAATACTACTGCCGACGCTAAGTTGCAGGACGATGCTTCCGCAATGCAAATGGAAGCCGACAACAAAGCCTTGTTTGATAAATTGGGTTTGTCTGAAGGCAAAGGCAAGCAAAAGGGGTTTACCGGGGCGCTTGGAGCCGGTAGCAACCTGGGCATGACCGACAAACTAAACAGCATCAGCGGCGGTGGCCGGGAAGGGGTAAAGAACATCAATATCAACATCCAAAAGCAAATTGAGAACCTGGTATTCCAGGAAACCAAAGGCGTGACGGATATTACATCAATGATTCGCCGTGTTGTAGAACAGGTAATGCTCGATGCGGTAAATGAAGTAAACTACAGTAACTAATGAGTGTGACACTTATCATTAAAGCGATCATCGCAGCCGGTTGGATATGGCTGTGGAACTTCATGATGCCTATCGGCCACTATATGGGGTTTACTATATTTTTAATACTGGTCGATTTCGGTACGGGCATTGCTGCGGCTCGCCATCGAGGCGAAGCGTTACGGTCACGCGGGTTCGCCAGGTCGATCCTGAAGATCGGACTGTACTGTGGTACGATCATTATTAGTCATGGTATGGATACCGTATTCTTTGCGCCAAAGGGCCTGGGCTTCGGTCTGGTATGGATAGTGGCAGGGCTGATCGGGCTCAGTGAATTCAAGAGTAACCTGGAAAACGTAAGCACGGTTACCGGCCTGAATATCTGGGCCGAAATAGCGGATCGTATTCCCGGCTTGCCGAAACTGCCTAAAAAAGACTAATGCCATCTTTCGAACTGGTCATAGGAACATTGGGCCTGCAAGGGCTGAAACCTGTAGTGTACAGGCGGGCGCTGGAGCCTCAGCGAAAGGCTGGGGCTGCCAATGATTACCCTGTGCAGGAGATAAACCCGGTAGGTGACATCAACGGGACCAGTGTCGAAGAAACCCGTAAATCGTACTTGGGAACGCCGGTGTTTTCCGACCTGAATTTTCCAGGGGAAGAGGAGGGAGACGATGTTGTGCTGGAGACGGTTTTGATCGACGTAAGCCAGCGGAAAAACATCGTGACTACTCCAGTGGCCGGTCGGAACGGGACCGTAAAAGAGTATATCAGCGATGGGGACTACGAGGTAAGGATTCGTGGCGCACTGGTTAATCCGGGTACGGCTGCTTATCCGTATGACCAGGTGCGGGCACTTGGTGACCGGCTGCGTCAACCGGAAGCGCTGGATGTGATATGTGATTACCTGCGGTTTTTTGACATCTACAAACTCGTGGTTACCGACTTTAATTTTCCACAAAACGAGGGCTTTCAGAACGTACAGGCTTTTGAAATAACCTGCATCAGTGACTTGCCTGAAGAACTTATAGAGGAAGAAAATGCTACGCCTGACCAGTGAGATAACGATAGGTACATACCGGTTTACATCGGTCAACCAGGTTGAAATAGATTCTTCCTGGGATAACCTGACAGATACCTGTACGTTGACGTTCCCGCGACAAATATCTTGGGAGGGCAGGAGCCTTGCCAGCGGCGCTGATCCGCTGCTAAAACGGAAAATGCCGGTAACTGTGAAGTTGGGTTATGACGGGAAAAATACGGAGGTGTTTCGGGGTTACGTGCGGGATATATCGGCAGAGATACCGGTAAAAGTAGTTTGTGAAGATGGGATGTACCTGCTCAAGCAAGGACAGTTTACCAAGTCTTACCGCTCAGTTGATACGAAAACGATTGTCGGGGATATGGGGTTAAGCGTTCCTTTCGAAGTGGTGGCCAATGCGACTTTGGGGCAGTTTCGGATAAGTAAATCAACACCGGCTAAAGTGCTGGAATACCTGCGGGAGCATTACTTTGTAAAGTCGTTTTTCCGGGAAGGAAAGTTATATGTGGGACTGGCTTACGTGGCCGCGTTACAGCGTCGCAGGAAGATCAGGTTTGACCGGAACGTCATAGATCACACCCTGGAATACCGCGAAAAGGATGATGTTCAGTTGTATTTGAAGGCTGTTATAATGATGCCGGATAATACCAAGGTTGAAGTGTTTGAAGGTGAGGAGGGCGGTGAACAGCGCACGTTCCATTATTATAATATGACCAAAGCGGACGCTTCAAAATTGCTGAAGCAAGAGGCTGAGCGGCTGAAATACACCGGGTATCGTGGCAGTTTTAATACGTTCGGATCGCCGGATATTCGACACGGCGACCTGGTTGAAATGGAAGACCCAAACTACCCTGAGCGTGACGGGACTTACCTTGTAAAAAGGGTAAAGATCACGTTTGGAATGAGCGGATACAGGCAAGAAGTTGAACTCGAAACCAAACTATGAGCATCGGTGAAAACATACGCAAATTAAGCCAGACGGCTGACGAGGTCTATTCGCTGGTGGCCAAGGTCACAGAGGTGGATGAGGCTGCGCGTGTGTGCTCCGTGGAGCCGCTGAACGGCGATGCTGCTATTTTTGATGTAAGACTACAGGCGCAGGAAAGCGGCGCTGACGGGGTTGTTTTGATACCGGCTGTGGATAGTTGGGTGGTGGTTACGTTTCTTTCAAAAGAGACGGCCTACGTGGCGAAATGCAGTACGGTTGATAAGGTGATCTGGACGGTGGATGCGCAGAATGTCGAGTTCACGAAGGACGGTTTTAGCCTGAAAAGTGAGCAGGCGAATTTTGCCGACCAGGTAGCCAAAATGCTGGACACCCTGGACGCTTTAATCCAGACGCTAACTGAGTTCCAGTTGGCAACAAACATGGGGCCGACCATTGCGGTAATGCCCCAGATCATTACGAAACTGACGCAACACAAGGCGGATTTTAACCAGGTCAAAACCGATCTTAAAACGATGCTTTACTGATATGCCACTCGTACCTCAAACATTGGAAGCGGCCATACTGGCGGCTTTAGATAAACAGGCTGCAAAGCAGGGTGAAGGCGATGACCCGGCAGTATCGCGCAAAGAAATGGCTGCTGATATAGCTGCTGCAATTTATAGTTTCATTACATCAGGCACGGTAACCGTGACTGTTACCGGCACCAGTGCAACAGGCGGGCCGGTAACAGGCACGGGCACCGGAGCCGTAACATAGAACCACCATGCGTACCATAGGAGAGATTTATGCAGAGATTGTAGCGTATAAGGATAGCCAATCGGCTATTCTGGCTCTGGCACCTACAGCGGACACTGAGCAGCAGTTGCTTACTGCCCTGAACAGTACGAGCAAGGTCGCAATCTGGCGGCTTTGGGCTTACATAACGGCTGTGGCTATCTGGACCCATGAAAGCCTTTGGGAACTATTCCGCATCGAGGTGCAGAAAGTGGCTGACAGCGCAATTGTGGGTACGGTGCCGTGGTATCAGGCGCAGGTGTTTGCTTACCAACACGGCGATACTTTGGACTATGATCCCGTGACCGGCAAATATGCGTATGTGGCCATCCATACGGGTGTCCAGATCGTGAAGCGTTGTGCTGTGATCGAGCAGCCTGATGGAGTGTTGGCCTTCAAAGTGGCGAAACTTTCTTCTGGTGCGCCGGTAGCCCTTGATGCTCCTGAGCAATCGGCGCTTGTGTTGTACCTGAAAAAGATCAGGTTTGCAGGCACACGGTTTACCTTGCTCAGCGGGAATGGTGACATTATCCGGATTCAGGCGACTATCTATTATGATGGCGTGGTGCCATCCGGTACTATCAGCACCAATGTGCAGGCTGCTGTCACTAATTACATCGGGTCGCTCCCTTTCAATGGGGAGTTGCTTTTGTCCACTTTGGTCGACAAGATTCAGGCGGTTGAAGGAGTGCTCGATGTTGTACTGGTAAGCGCTCAAACAAAGACCATTATATCCGATCCTTACACTTCTATTGTGCGCGTCCATGTTCCGCTTTATGGGTACTATAAGATTGATACCACTTCGGGTAACACACTCGCTGACACTCTGACATTTATTCCACAATGATGAACCTCGGACTCAATTTCAGACAGGTTTTCAAGTACCTGGTTCCGGCGCTGATCAGAGGCGCCAGATTTGAGGCATGGATAGGTGCTTTGCTTGAGCCTGTGCAGTCGCTGAATACTGACTTTGTGGCCGACGCTGCATCTATCAGGTATTACCTCCGGTTCAACGGCCAGGTGATTTATATGGAGCACTTGCTGAACGACCTTTTTGATAATACACTGCGCCGGATTTACATCGATGATCCGAACGACATTCAGATCATCACGCCGTATATCTTCAATAAGATCGAGCAGCAACCTCCGCTGTTCATTTACAACAAGTCGGAAGCGGTAGACGACGCTGTTTTTATTTACAACAAATCGGAACTTGGGCTCGGTACTGATGACTTTATCGTACACGTGCCAACGGGCATTTTTGACCCAACTGTTGAGGTTCAAATGTCCTTCTACATCGATAAATTTCGTATCGCTGGGAAGCGGTACTCATTTGAAACTTTTTGACCATGAATAAGCTGGTAATACCAAACGGCGGGATGCCGTTGCACGGTGATGATTTTAATTTTATTGATGCTGCCGTCAGGGATGCTTTTAAAGGATCGCTCTATGAACTGGCTATGGCCAATGGCGGTAACATGATCCTTGGCGGATGTGCTTTCAGTGAGACTTTAACGGTCGCTACCATCGCTGAGGGTTATGTCATGCTCAATTATGAGATCATGTATGTGCCTGCTCAGGTGTATGCAAAAACCAGCCTTTATACCTTCCTGGTTCCTGCTGTTTCGTTTGACCCGGCAGGCTCTGAAATATTTGCAAACAGCACCACTCAGGATACTTATCAAATCCGACGTGCCACGCTGGGTTCTCTTCCAGGTGTCGGGGTACCAAGGGTGGATATGTCGGCTTCGACAGGGGTTCCCGCTCCAACGCTTTCCAGCACGATTTATGAGACCCTGCTTGATAAGGTCTCTGAATCCTCCTCCTTATCGTTTTTTAATGGATGGTCTAATGCAATTGCAAACCCTTTGCGCCTATTTCGGCATTTCCGGCAGGCGAACCTGGTTGGTGATGTTGCGCTCGGGACTATCAGTGGTGTTTCCTTTACGCAGATAGCGCTGATCATTCCAGAAGGCTTCAGGCCAGCCAAAAGATTGAAGGTTACTTGTGCAGCCTTTGGAGTCGGTGTTTTTGGTTCGGTAATGATTGAGGTGATGGCTGACGGAGAAATATACGCAATAGCAACAGACTCAAACACCTATGATTTGGTCTCTATAAACATCTCATATATAGCCCAATAAATAAGAGGTTAACGGGCTGTTTGTACTTGCGATCAAACAATTTGTTGCCCTATTTTGGGGCATGAATACAGAAACTACAGTACAAATGAAGCCGCCGTTCGCTTATTATGGCGGCAAACAAAAACTTGCCAAGCAAATCCTTGGTTTTATTCCGGATCACGTTCTCTACTGTGAGCCTTTTGTTGGCGGTGGCGCAATCTTCTGGGCTAAAGAACCATCTGAAATCGAGGTTCTGAACGACACGAATCGGGAGTTAATCAACTTCTACCGTGTCGTTCAGAATGATTTTGTTTCCCTGGAGAAGGAAGTTCGCATATCGTTGCATAGCCGCGACATCCATCGAAAGGCTACGGTGATCTATGGCAATCCTGATATGTTCAGTGAGGTGAAGCGTGCTTGGGCTGTTTGGGTGCTGGCCACTCAAAGTTTTAGCGCTATGCTGGATGGGACTTTTGGCTTTGATGTAACTCAAGGACGCACTTCAAAGGTTGTCTCAAATAAGCGTGAGCGATTCACAGAGGATTATGCGATCCGGCTTCAAGGCGTCACTTTAGAGTGTGCAGATGCGCTTTACATCATCAAAAGCCGTGATGCTGAATCCAGTCTGTTTTATTGTGATCCTCCTTATTTTAATTCCGATTGTGGCCATTACGATGGTTATACAAAAGAGGACTTTGAGATGCTGCTGAAGGTGCTCTGCGGCATCAAAGGGCGCTTTCTTTTGTCCAGTTATGATAGTGATCTCCTGGCTACATTTGTCGCGCAAAACGGCTGGTTTCAGACGCAAAAGGAGTTCAATGTTTCCGTAAATGCCAAGGGTAAAACCGGCAAGAAAAAGGTTGAGGTTATGACCGCGAATTTTCCTCTACTTTAGCGATCTTTAAACGTGGTTTTAAGAGCACGTTTTGATTACATTTTCTGACTGAAAATGTCGCCGAAAATGTAATCAAAACGTGTATTTTTGGAAATGCGGATTATATATGTGGGGAAACTATGTGCCTATGTGGTAAAAAAAATCCGTGTTCCATTATCCAAAAAAATCAACGAAGC